CGCCTGCGCCAGACGGTTACAGACACAGATGGATACGCGCTGAAAGTATGGGCTTTGATGATACAAAGAACATGTCAAACAGAATGCGATCTGGATGGGAATTAGTGAGAGCTGATGAATATCCTAGTGAACACTATCCAGCTGTAGATGAAGGACGATACGCAGGAGTGATCGGAGTTGGTGGCCTTGTGCTGGCAAGGATACCCGAAGAGCTCGCAAAGCAACGTGAAGAATATTTTAATCAATTAAATTCTGATCGTAATGAAGCTTTAGAAAACGATGTCTTGAAGGAACAGCACCCAAGTATGCCGATCAATCAAGATCGACAGACTCGTGTAACTTTTGGTGGCTCAAAGAAAAACTAATTTTTTAGTAATTCCTACCCATCATTTAACTTAAAAACCTTTAAGGAGGATAACATCTATGGCAAATAGAGACACTATAGGATATGGTCTAAAACCTTACGTAAAGTCAGGTCAAGGATCTAATTCTACTGGTATGGGGAACTATACATCGTATGAAATTGCTAATGGAAACTCTGTGGCGATCTACAAAGGACAACCGGTCATTCCGCTAGACACTGGCTATATTAAAGCTATTGCATCGGCTGACGGTGGCACTGTAGCTCCACTTGGAGTATTCATGGGTTGTGAGTACGTTTCTTCCACTACTGGAAAACCGGTCTTTTCAAATTACTGGCCGGGTTCAGGGGCTGATTCAAATCACCCAATTAAAGCATACGTTGCTGATGATCCGAATCAAGTATTCGTTATCGCATCAAGTGCAACATTAACAAATAAAGCTACGGCAAGAGCAGGTGTGTTCTTAAACGCTGATTTAGCATTAGGAACAACTGGATCGACTGTAAATGGTCAATCTCAAGCTACTCTTGATGTTAGTACTTTAGCTGCAACAGCAGGACTAATGCTAAGATTTACAGGTTGGGTCGATGACGCAGACAACGCTGATTTCGCAGCAGCAGGTATCCCTATGTTAGTTAGATTTACTACACACTTTAATGCAGATAGTCTTGGCTTAGTAGTAGGTACGCCTGCTACAACTGGTCTATAAGGAGGACAAATTATGGCTATATCACGCGCACAATTAGCGAAAGAACTCGAGCCGGGTTTGAATGCCTTATTCGGCCTTGAGTACAAAAACTACGAAAATCAACATGCAGAAATCTTCGACACAGAAAACTCTGATAGAGCTTTTGAAGAAGAAGTAATGCTAGGTGGTTTCGGAACTGCTAACACTAAACAAGAAGGTGCTGCAGTTGGATATGACGATGCACAAGAATCTTTCACAGCACGTTACACTCACGAGACAATTGCTCTCGCTTTCTCTATTACTGAGGAAGCTGTTGAGGATAACCTGTATGATAGAATCGCAACTCGTTATACAAAAGCATTAGCAAGATCTATGGCTAATACTAAGCAGATTAAAGCTGCTAACGTATTAAACAATGGATTTAATAGTGCTTTCACTGGTGGAGATGGAGTTGAGCTTTTCTCAAGTGCTCACGTTTCATTATCATCTTCAACTAACCGAAACGAACTAAGTACTGCTTCTGACTTATCAGAAACATCATTAGAGCAAGCTCTAATCGATATCGCTGCTTTCAAAGATGAAAGAGGCTTAAAAATTGCTGCAAGAGGAATGAAACTAATTATTCCTTCTGCTCTACAATTTACAGCTGAAAGAATCTTAAAATCAGCTCAAAGAGTCGGCACTGCAGATAATGATATCAATGCTGTTAAATCTATGGGAATGCTTCCACAAGGATATGTGGTTAACAACTTCCTAACAGATACAGACGCATTTTTCATTAAAACTGATGTTCCTAATGGATTGAAGCACATGGTTCGCGCCCCAATTAAAACGGCGATGGAAGGTGACTTCGACACAGGCAACATGAGATACAAAGCTAGGGAAAGATACAGCTTCGGCTTTTCTGACTGGAGAGGTATCTTTGGTTCTGAAGGAGCGTAAGTTTAACTGACGCTAAATTAAATTAGGGGCGCTTCGGCGCCCCTTTTTATTTGCAATCCCTATATTAAAAGAGTATATTCATTAAACTGCACAAATTATAAATAGTCAGCATAGACTCGTGCAGTAGACAAAGTCTCAGACTATGTTGGCGGAATGGAGACAAATATGGCTAATTCAACTTTTAGCGGAACGGTCAGATCAGAATCTGGTCTAAAGGTCGTTTCTAAAAACTCAACTACTGGTGCTTATACAGACAAAATGACGTTTGATTCATCTGGTAGAATGATTACTACAACTGGTTCACACCTGAAGTACACAGCTGCTACTGGATATGGACCTGCTGATTTAATTATCGGTAAAGGCGGAAGTTCTGCTGCTACAGCAGATCCTTTTTCTGAAAGTTCAACTCAACTATTTCCACTAGGAACTAAACTAATCTACAATGATAGAGAGTTTGTATATGGAGAATGTGGTGGAACAGCAATTACCGCTGGTAAACTTGTGCAACACGTAACAGAAGTTGCTCACCACACAGACATGACTGCAACTGCAGCTGTGGATGCTGGTGAAACAGCAATATCTGTGGAAACAAACGGAACAGACCTTACGCTTAATCAATATGCTGAAGGTTATCTATTTGTTAATGATGTGAATGGTGAAGGGCAATGTTTGAGAGTTAAATCTCACCCTGCTCATGACCACTCAGCTGATCCAAGTGTTGTTATTACTTGTTATGATGATTTAAAAACAGCATTAACAACTAGTTCTCAATTAACACTTATGCCAAACGCATACAGAAATCTTATTGTAGCACCAGCTACACATACAGGTGCATGTGTAGGCGCAACAACTGTTGATATGACAGCTGACTATTTTGGTTGGTTCCAAACTAAAGGACCAGCTGCATTGTTAACTGACGGTACTCTTACCCTAACATCACCAGCAGTTCGTTCAGACGGAACTGCAGGAGCAGTTGAAGTGTTAGATTCTGATGCAGACGCAGAAGGTCAAATTATTGGACAAGTTATGTGTGTTAGCGCAGATACTGAGTATTCATTAATTTGGATGAACATACATTAACAAAAAATAACTAATGTGGGGCTTCGGCCCCACAAGTTTCTTAATTAAGGAGGGAAACAAATGGCAGATACAGTAACAGGACCAGAGGTACTGCAAGAAAATGATAAAAGAGTAACACTTAAAATAGTTGTGGAATCAGATGGATCTGGTAGCACAACAGTATTTTTTGATGCTTCAGAGCGTCATTCTCCTACAGTCGGAGGAGTAGATTCAAGAGGAGCTTTACAAAGAATTTGGTTTGCATGTGATACGGGCGATGGTGGAGATTCACACGCTCGTTTAGATTTTGAAGATTCAGATGGCGACAGACCGTTGCTAGGTTTAGTAGGTACAGGTTATTGGGATTTTAGAGAGTTTGGCGGATTACCACCAAGCACAGATGCTAATACTAACGGTGATATTAATCTTGTTATACCAAGTCAAGCGGACGATGGTAATATGTACACTGTTGTAGCAGAGTTTGTTAAAACTGGTACAGTTTAATAAGAGGTAGCATATGGCAAACACTACTTCGAACACAGTAACGTTCGATAAGACTTTTGCAATTGATGAAATTGTAGAGGAAGCTTATCAACGAATTGGTATAAATCAATTAGATGGTTATCAAATTAAATCAGCTAGACGTTCTTTAAATATAATGTTTCAAGAATGGGGTAATAGGGGTTTGCACTATTGGGAACTAGATGAAACAAATATCGATTTAATAGAAAACCAAAACCAATACGTTTTTTACAGAGCAAGCACAGATGGAACAAGTGCTACCACTACACCGACAAACGGTGTTTATGGTATGGATGATGTTCTTGAAGCAACTTATCGAACGGACAGAACTCAAAGTAGTCAACAAGACATAGCTTTAACCAAGATTAGCAGATCAACTTATTCTGGTATTTCTAACAAACTATCAACTGGACAACCAACACAATATTACGTTCAAAGATTAATTGATCGTGTAAATATTTTTGTTTATCCAACACCTAACTCAACTGCTGCTAGTAGAGACATGCATTTGTATTACGTTAAAAGAATACAAGATGCAGGAGATTATACTAATGCAACCGATGTACCGTATAGGTTTGTTCCGTGCATGGTTTCAGGATTAAGTTTTTATTTAGCACAAAAATCTAAACCAGAATTAGTACAACAAATGAAATTGTTGTATGAAGATGAATTAAATCGTGCATTAATTGAAGATGGTTCTTCTACTAGTACACACATAACACCACAGGCGTATTACCCAAATGTCTAATTTTGCATCAGGAAAAAAATCAAAAGCAATATCAGATCGTAGTGGTATGGCTTTTCCGTACAATGAAATGTTAAAAGAATGGAATGGTTCTTTTGTACATCAATCAGAGTTTGAAGCAAAACATCCACAACTAGAATTAAGATCACATAAACCTGATAGACAAGCATTACAAAACGCAAGACCGGACAGAGAAGAAACAGCAGTTTCACGCTTACTAGGTCTTAATTCTTTTAAAACATCTAACGCTGGAACAAGTGTTATAACTGTAACAGAACAATCACACGGTAGATCTAGTAGTGATACAGTTAGATTTAGAGATGTGGTTGGATTTGATGGTATTACTATTACAAACATTACCAGGTCTGCAGGTTATACAATTACAAAAGTTGATGACAATACATACACATTTACAGTATCGACAGATACTGCAACAGTAGGTAATATAAGAGGAGGAGGAGGGATAGCTTCGGCCGGTCCTGTATCTATAACAGCATGACAACTTATTCAGAATTAGTAACACAAATTAGAGATTATTGCGAAACAGATAGTAATGTTTTAACAACCACTATTGTTAACGATATTATAGAACACGCAGAACTTAAGATATTTAGAGAAATAGATTTAGACGTATTTAAAAAATACAAAACAGCAAGCTTAACATCAAGTGACGCATTTGTGGCTATGCCTGGTGCATTACCTGTTGACTTTGAATTTGCAAGATATGTACATATATTTAGTCCTTCAGGTTCTTTAGGGGGACTTACAGATAACGAAAGAGTTACTTTACAGAAAAAAGATTCTTCTTACATAAACGAATATTGGCCAAATAGAACTAGCACAGGTGTTCCAAAATACTATGCAAACTGGGACAATGATACAATAATCCTTGCTCCAACGCCGAATGCAGCTTATACTATTGAATTAGCGTATAATGCGCAACCAACAGGATTATCCTCAAGTAATACTACTACTTGGGTTAGTAACAATGCACCACAATTGTTGTTGTATGCCTGCTTAATAGAAGCCTTTAAGTTTCTAAAAAACCCTGACATGTTGAATATATATACTGTAAGTTATAAAGAAGAACTTCAAACAATGGGTCAGGAACAAATGGGACGAAGAAGACGAGACGAATATATGGATGGAATAGTACGAGTGCCTATGCCATCTCAAAACCCGTAAGGAGATAATACATGGCAAATGCAATAGCAAACGTTTTTAAAGATCAATTATTAAAAGGAAATCATAATTTTCAATCAGGTGGTAACACATATAAAATAGCTTTATATACTTCTTCTCGTACTGCTGCAGCTACAGACACGGTTTATAATACTACAAACGAATCATCAGGAACTAATTACACAGCGGCAGGAAACACTTTAACAAACAACGGTGTGACTGGAGGAGCAAGTGCCTCTACTGCTTATATAGATTTTGGAGATACTTCTTGGACTACAGTTACAGTTTCAGCACAGTACGCGCTTATATATCAATCGTCTGGTGGAGCAGCAACAGCAAGTGCTAGTGCAGTTTGTTGGTTAGATTTTGGTGGTACATTTTCTACAACCGCAGGTACATTCACAATACAATTTCCAGCAGCAGGTACAAGCACGGCAGTAATAAGGTTGAGTTAGGGGTTTAAATGGCGTTTGTAATAAACGATAGAGTCAAAGAAACTACAACTACAACAGGTACAGGTGCTTTATCTCTTGGCGGCGCATCAGACGGTTTTGATACATTTGCAACAGGTATTGGTAATAGTAATGTAACCTACTATGCTTGTGTTCATGCAACAGCAGATGAATGGGAAGTTGGGATTGGAACACTAGACAGTGATAGTTCTGATTTAACTCGTACAACAGTTTTAACTAGTTCTAACAGCGACAGCGCTGTTAGCTTTTCTTCAGGTACAAAATCTGTATTTTGTACAATGCCAGCAAGTAAAGTAGCTTATCAAGATAATAGTGGAAATTTCATTATAGGTACTGATGCTGCAGGCACAGACTATAATCTAACATTCAGAGGTGAAGACAACGATGGTGTTTTCACATGGATGGAAGACGAG